TCGACGGCTCGGCCCCCTACAACTCGAGGCACACGCTCACGGAGTCCGCCTTCCGTGCGCTGCCGCCCCCTCTGCCGGTGCTGACAGCATGAGCATCCGATTCGCCGCCGACAAGCGCGCGCTGCGGCGCACGACGGATCTGCCCGCCTCGTTCGCGGCCTTCACCGCGGTCATGTACGTCAAGGTCGTCGCCGGGCGCCCCGTCAACGCCGCGCACGTCGCCTACCTGCAGTCGACGTCGGGCGGCCACGCCCAGGCGGTGCGCCTCGGCGGCGATGAGGGCAAGTCGCTCTTTGCCACCGACAGCTACGGCGCGAACCCGTCGGCCTTCCTCGCCGAGCTGCAGCCGGGCGCGGCCGCGGGGCAGGGCTGGCATGCGGTGGTGCTGCGCGGCAACGCGGCGAGCTCCACCGGCATGCAGCTCTTCCACCGCCCGGTGGGCGGCGCGCTGACCTCGGTGTCGCTCCCCAACAGCCCCGGCAGCGCGGCGTGCGAGGCGCTGCAGATCGGCGATGCGCCGTTCGCCGCGGGCGACTTCGGCGTGCCGGGCTTCTGGGCCGACGTCCTGGTGGCGCACCTCAAGGTCTGGAACCGCGCGCTGACCGACGGCGAGGTCGCCACCGAAACCGCGCAGGCCGCGCCCGCGTCGGCGACCAACCTTCTCAGCTACCACTCCTTCTCGTCGGCGGCGATCGGCACCGCGGTCGTCCCCGACCAGGGCTCGGGCACGTTCACCTACTTCAACAGCGCGCCCGACACCTCGACCGACATGCCGGTCTTCACGACGGTGCCCACCGTCACCTCGGGCGGCACGCTGCCGCAGACCAACTCGGTCACCGCGCCCGGCGCGCCGACGCTGTCGACGGCCACCGTCACGGGCGCGCGCACGCTGGCGGCGACCTTCGTGGGCGCGAGCGGCACGGTCGAGGGCTACCGGCTCTACGCGCAGCGCGCGGGCGGCGCGGTGTTCGTGGCCGGCGTCGCCGCCGCGGGTGCGACCTCGATCACCGGCAGCGGCCTCGATCCGTCGGTGACCTACGAGGTCTGGGTCGCCGCGTTCAATTCGGCCGGCGAAGGCCCGCCGAGCGCGCGGCTCACCCGCACGACCTGGAAGATCAAGGTCCGGATGCCGCAGCTCGACGCCGACATGGCGGGCGTGACCGGGCTGCGGATGGTCGTCTGGACGGCGCCGACGAGCGACGCGCGCACGGTCGGCGAGTACGTCGGCGAGGCGACGAACCTCACCGCGCCGGCCGCGGCGCTCGACGCCGGCCTCGGCGAGAACGCGGTGACGCTCACCGCTGACTTCTCGGCGCTGCCGAACGGGCAGCTCGCCAACGGCACCGCGCTCAAGGCGACCGTCATCAAGCGATCGGCCAACCAGTCGACCCGGATCTGGGATGCGACCGCGGTGGAGGAGGCATGACCCTCTCGACGTTCTTCGAGGACGAGACCGCGGGCGGCGCGAGCGCGTTCGCCGAGGACAGCCCCGCGGTGCCGCGGGTGTCCTGGATCGAGCTGTCGGCGCCGATCAACACCGACGCGGCCACCGTCTCGTGGATCGAGCTGTCGGCGCCGCTCGGCGGCTCCGAGGTCGCCTCGGTCTCCTGGATCGAGCTGACCGCGCCGGCCGTCGGCATCGGGCGCATCACCGGCGGCGGCCGGATCATCGGGCCGTTCTAGGGCAGCTCGACCGGTGCGCGTATCGGCCGAGGCGTCCTCCTAGAGTCCGGCCGCATGGGTGAGCACGATCCCCTCGACACCGGGGGCCAGCAGCGCGCGAAGGACGCCAAGGCGATTCGCGAGCGGTTGGCTCGAGAGACGGAAGAGGCGGACGTGCGCTGGCTCATGGGCACGCGCCGGGGCCGTCGCATCGTGTGGCGGCTGCTGGAGCGGGCAGGGGTGTTCCGCACGTCGTTTTCCGCCAACGCGATGCAGATGGCATTCGCCGAGGGCAACCGGAACGCGGGGATCGTCTTGCTCGCGCAGGTCCATGAGCTGTGCCCCGACCAGTATCCGCTGATGGTGGCAGAAGCCAATGAGTGACCCGATCTCTACGCAGTCGAGCGCGGCCCCCGAGGCCGGCGCGGCTGCGGCTTCCCCGGCGCAACCTGCGGCGAACGCGCCCGCAGGCCCGGCGTCGAGCTCGCCCGCAGCAGCCGCTCCCGCGGCCGCGGCGCCGGCCGAGCAGCAGCAGCCCACGCCTGCAGCAGCAGCCCCGGCAGCGGCCCCCGCCGCCGGCACTCCCGAGACCTACGAGTTCAAGGCGCCGCAAGGCACCGAGGTCGGCGCGCCCGTGCTGACCGCGTTCTCGGACGTCGCGCGCGAGCTCGGCCTGCCGCAGGACGGTGCCCAGAAGGTGCTCGACAAGGTGGCGCCCGCGATCGCGGCGCACCAGGCCGCGCAGCTCGAGGCGTTCTACCAGGACATCGGCGGCCTGCCGACGACCTGGGAGGACGCCGCGCGCAAGGACGCCGAATACGGCGGGCCTGCCTTCGAGCAGAACCTCGCGGTGACCCAGAAGGCGATCGCCCTCGGGACGCCCGAGCTCAAGGCGCTGCTGAACAAGACCGGACTCGGCAACCACCCGGAGATGGTCCGGTGGATGTACCGCGTCGGGAAGCACTTCAACGAGGACGCATTCGTGACCGGCCAGAACAGCAGCGTGCCCACGGCACCGAGCGCCGCGCAGCGGATGTATCCGAACATGAATCCCTGAGAAAGGAACCTGAATCATGGCAACCCTCAGCGCCGGCCAGCTCACGCTCGCCGACTACTCCAAGCGTCTCGGGCCGGACGGCAAGATCGACCCGATCGCGGAGCTGCTCTCGCAGCAAAACGAGATCCTCGAGGACGTGGTCTGGAAGGAAGCGAACCAGCCGACGTCGCACGTCGTCACGATCCGCACGGGTCTGCCGACCGTCTACTGGCGCGCGCTCAACGCCGGCGTGCCGTCGAGCAAGTCGACGACCGCGCAGGTCACCGAGCCGTGCGCGATGATGGAGGCCCGTTCGCACATCGACGCCAAGCTGCTGCAGTTGAACGGCAACAGCGCCGCGTTCCGGCTGTCGGAAGAGTCGCCGTTCATCGAAGCGATGAGCCAGGAGATGACGTCGAAGCTGTTCGCGGGCAACGTGAACACCGACATGAAGACCTTCTCGGGTCTCGCCACACGCTACTCGAGCACGACCGCCGGCAACGGCAACAACGTGATCCTGGCCGGCGGTGCGGGCTCGGACAACGCTTCGGTCTACCTCGTGGTGTGGGGCGAGCAGACGGTCTTCGGCACCTTCCCGAAGGGCAGCCGGGCGGGGCTGATGTCGCGCGACCTGGGCGAGGAGTCGGTGCAGGACGCGAGCGGCAACTGGTATCAGGCGGCGCGTTCGCTGTTCCAGTGGGACGGCGGCCTGGTGGTGAAGGACTGGCGCTACGTCGTTCGCATCGCGAACATCGACGTGTCCGACTGGGTCAACGTCTCGAGCTCCCAAACGGCCACCTCGGCGACCAACCTCATCAAGCTGATGATGCGCGCGATCGCCCGCATCCCGAACTTCGCGATGGGCCGCGCCGCGTTCTACGCGAACCGCTCGATTCAAGAGGGCCTGATGATCCAGGCGCTCGAGAAGAGCTCGAGCGCGCTCGGCATCAAGCCAGCCATGACGCAGTTCGGCACCACCATCAACCAGCTCGAGTTCATGGGCGTGCCCGTGCGTCGAGTCGACGGCCTCGGCATCGCCGAGACGCTGGTCGTCTGATCCCGAGAAAGGACCGAATCATGATCGTCGACGATCTTCTGAAACTGTCCGCCGCGCAGGCGGTGACCGCCTCGGCGGTGTCCACCAACACCGTCGACCTGGGCGTGGCACGCGACATGGCGCCGGGCAAGCCGCTCTACGCGGTCTTCCAGGTCGACACCACGGTGACCGCCGCAGGTGCCGCGACCGTCAACTTCCAGGTGGTCTCCTCGGCTGCGGCCGCGCTGACCTCGCCGACCGTGCTGTCGCAGACGGACGCGATCGGCAAGGCCGAGCTCACCGCCGGCCGCAAGCTGATCGCCGTGCCGATCGCGCCGGCGGTGCTCGCCGCGCAGCCGAACGGCCAGCGTTACCTCGGCGCGCAGTACACGGTCGGCACCGGCCCGCTGACCGCGGGCGCGTTCACCTGCTACATCACCGACAGCCTGCCGGGCGGCGCGCAGCTCTACGCCAGCGGCTTCACGGTGGTCTGACGGAGTAGATGGGCATGCCGCGATACGAAGCGTTGCGCGACACCTGGCTCGGCCACGAAAACCGGCTGGTCAGGGCGGGCGAGCAGTTCGAGACCGTCTTCCCGCAGGTCAAGGTCGAGGGGAAGCTGGTCGACATGCGACTGGGGGAGAACCTCCAGCTCGTGCCGGACGAGCCGCCCGCCGCCCCGTCGCGCAGCGCCCGAGGCAGCGGCGCGCCCGCCTGACAGAGTCTCCCCTCCCCCCAACCCGAAGAAGCGCGGGTGACGGGGTTCACGGGGCCGCGGGAGATCGCGGCCCCGTTTTTGTTTTCGGAGTGAGCAGATGGCCGCCGACGTCGACATCGCCAACCTCGCGCTCTCGCACCTGGGCGACAGCGCGACGGTGACGAGCTTCAATCCGCCCGAGGGCTCGGCGCAGGCCGAGCACTGCGCGCGGCTCTTCCCGCTCGCGCGCGACACGCTGCTCGAGATGCCGGGCGTCGCGTGGTCGTTCGCCACGCGCCGGCTGCTGCTCGCCGAGCTCCCGAACGACTCGACGCAATGGGACTACTGCTACCAGCGTCCGACCGACTGCCTTCGGATCGTGCGCGTCATGGCGCCCGATGACGCCGACGACGAGGACATCCGGCACCCGTTCGTCTCCGAGCGCGGCGCGGGCGCGGCCGCAGGTTCCCGCGTGATCCGCACCGACGTCGCCGAGGCGAGCCTCGTCTACATCTGCCCGGTCGAGGACACGACGCTCTTCTCGACGCTCTTCGTGGCCGCCTTGTCGCACCAGCTCGCCTCGATGCTCGCCGGCCCGGTGCTCAAGGGCGAGGCGGGCGCGGCCGAAGCGAAGCGCCAGCTCCAGTTGCGCGAGCTCTACCTGTCGCAGGCGAAGCTCTCGGACGTCGGCGAGCGTCACGTCGAGCGCGATCACGTCCCGCCCTGGATCGGAGCCCGCTGACATGGCGACCGTGCGCCCCTTCACCAGCTCGTTCGGCGGCGGCGAGGTCACCTCCGAGCTCTTCGGCCGGATCGACGACGCGAAGTTCCGCTCGGGTGTGGCGCTGATGCGGAATTTCATCGCGCTGCCCCACGGCCCGGCAATGAACCGGCCCGGCTTCAAGTTCGTGCGCGCG